CCGGTAAGAAGAGTATCCAACATAAGCTGCTTGCCAGCGGCTACCACCAGATTGGGAAATTCTTCTTCCCACTTCAGGTTGCCGTCCTTATCGTGGCATACAACATGATAATGCCCATGAATACCAAGCGGTTCGTTTCCAGCGGTGTACGCTTGCAGAGTAGCCTCAGCGCGATCACCAAAGTTCGAAAGTTCTTTCTGCATAACTACTCCTAAACAAGACGTATGATCGCGTTAAACGCGTTATTGGCTGGGAAGGTTACCCTGAAAAGCGACGTAGCAGTTTTGTCCGAGCCAAAATCTAAAACACACACGGATGCCCCCGTGCCACTATTGTAAATTAACCCGCCTCTACACGTGAAAGACGCTGGTGACCAAAGAGCATCCGCAAATGAGGTATAAGCCACATTAGCAAGGGTATCGTAAGAAGTACCGGATAAACTGAGCACTATACCACCCGCTGTATACCCGGATCCGGTCACCTCATTGTCCGTGGTGTAGGCCAACGTAGAGTTATTAAGGGAGGCATCAGCCGTATACAAAGCGAGTTTGTACGTGTTCAAAGAACCTGTAGAAAAATCTTCCAGCCCGTTCAACAGGTTGTAATGGAAGATTGTGGTCTGGCCTTGTACGATCATGGGTTAACCTGCCCAATTCTGGCCTGACCATCACGGTAGGCATCGCCACGCTCAAGACCCGTGCCGAGTCTATTGAGCTGCATAAGCGCTTCTTGGAACTTCTGTTCGTAGTACGAAATAAGGTCTTGTTCCTGCTTTTGGAACAACATGGCTTCCCGCATCGCCCCGTAGAACAAGACGGGGTCATAATTGTCCCCGAGCCAGCTAGTACCCGTAGAGTTAGAAATTCCACCAACGGTTACAGTAAATCCTGACCCTGACGTACCTAGTTCGTCGCAGCTAAGAACATCACCGACTACGTAGAAGTTACCGCCGAAGGAAAGCTCACAAGAGTAAACCTGCTGAGACTGCACTATAATAGTAGCCGTTGCAGATACGCCAGTACCCCCAGTAAGAGGTACGTTCTGATACACCCCGTTCGTGTACGTATTACCCGGCGTGGTGTTAGAGAAACTTGTAATCTGCCCCTGAATTATCGTAGGCGGATAGTAGAAATAGTGCATCTCTACCGTGTAATTTTGATCCGGCGTTGGGGCCATAAGGTACCCAAGCTCATTCGTATTCCCATACTGGGAGCCAAACAAACTGTAGTACCTAGGCATGCCTACTTCGCCGCTCGTAGGGTATGCTTCTCTTAGAAAGTTAACGTCCTTATTTAACAGGTAGTAATACGCACCGTCATTACCGATAACGGCAAAAGAGTACGTAGCCAAGTAATCATCTGGAAGCGACAAATACTTGTTACCTGCGGTAGCTGTCCCAGTTACATTCCTACGAAGCGCCGGAATCTGCACTGAGTTGTAAATGCGAGTCTCAGCCTGCTGCACGAACACAGGAATGTTCGCCAAAAACAGCTGCTCCGCATCCTCAGCATAAGCTTGGATCGTATTGTATAACTGGGAATAGTTCATCTAACTTACGCCATAGGACCACGGCACTTGGTGCCCTTGGTCGCAGCACCTACGCCGCGCATGTCGGTAACGCCGTTCTTATTCTCAGGCGCGTAATTACCTTTGCTGATGCCGCCAACAGAGATGTTCATCTCCGTCATAACTTTGGCACCGGTCTTGTAGGTCATTTTGAAATCAGTACCGTTAGAAGCGTAGGCTTCAGCAGGCTTATTCTCGATAACTCTAGCCATCGTATTACCCCTGATTCTTGGCGCGTGCCAGATTACGGCCCATTTTCTTCATAGCAATAGAAGTAACCCCACCTTTCTTGAAAGGCAGTTTGGTTTTCTTACCACCATGAAGCTGCTTATCGTGAGCGCCAATGGCTGACTTAATAAGCTTCTTGTCTTCTTTAATATCACTGTGCTTAGCCATATGGCCTCCTAACTCGTAGTAATCGTCACTGTACCCACTTGGCTCTTACCAATCAAGTTGTTTGGAGTCAAGTCTGAATCAAACCCTCTAGCACCGCCAACGGGATTCCATCCCCATTGAATAACCCGGCTACCGCTTGATGGGTATCCAAACCCATCAATAGAATTACCACCCGTTAAATCATCCTGAAGTCCTGTTGTACCTGACATGTAATAACTCACATCTGGTCTAGGATCACGTACCGCCTGCGGGTCGTTGACAGGGAACATACCTAGGTGCAACTGCGGATGATCTGGATCCCAGCAGGTCTTACAAACCTTGATCCTCCAAGGTTTGGTCTTCAGGATCTGAGTCCTGAGTTCCTTCAACATGTACCGCTGGTCACACCTATCGCACTGGGCGATCGAGTGTTTGCCGGAGGCGAACTTACTAGGCATTACCTATAGTAGAACATGTTCCGTGGCACGAAGCGGTCAGTAGCCTTCTCACGGTCTTCTTCAGCCGCAAGCTGGAACTGCTGTTCGTAATCGGCCTTAAGAGCCGCCACTCGGTTACCGTCCACGCCTTCGAGCTTCATGCTCAAGTAATAAGCCAACCCAGCAACCATACAAGGAATAAACCTGAACGGGATATCCTGAGTCGTCGTACCGTTACCAGCATCCTGAACACGGCGCATGCGGTAGTACACAAACGTGTACTGATCCCCCGGAGGATTCGGCGTCGGCCATACGTTCACACACGGGAGCTTGTAGCTATAAACCGGAGCGATCGTAAGATGTGGAGCTGCGGTCGTACCAGCCTGACCACGCCATGCGTTGAGGATCTGATTACCCACCACGTTCTGATACGCAATGACCTCGTTGTCGATCTTGATGAACCCAGTCGTAGGCAGGTACAAAACAGAAGCCAGCGTTATCGTCGTATCCGTAGCTGAGATAGGTCCATCCAATGCCGTAGTAGGAATTGTAGGAATAGCCCCAGTTTGCCGGTCTACCCAGAACTGAATCGGTCTACCCGTCGCATTCTTATTAGGAATGGACATGTACGTAGATTCGGAAATCCGCGACACGTTGATGTCGATCTGGTTATTCTGGTAACCATTGAACTGGCGAGTAACGCAGTCAAGAAGGTCGATCGTATCCACAGGCAGAGCGTAGATAGCCTGCCCCGTGTTCATAACAATCTGGCCTTGCTCGATGGTCCACAGATTCAAACCACGATTGGCCCACTCAATAGTGAGCAGGTTCATCGACCTCCGTGATGTACGGAAGTCGTAACCACTACGCAGCTGTTTACCGCAGCGCTCAAACGCCTCTTCGAACAGATCGTTGAGATCGAGATTAAACGATGCGGTACCAGATGTAGACATTACTCAGCCTTCGCTTTTGCCTTCTTAGGAGCAGCTTCTTCAACTACTTCAGCCGGGGCTTCAACAGGAGCCGGGGCGTCCAGAAAAGCTGCGAACTTGTTCAGGATTGACTCTTCGTAGCCAGAAGGAGAGAAGCCTTCTGCGCTCAGGAAACCAAGGATGTCTTTCTTATCAATAGCCATTACTTAAAACCTTTAAGTGTTTGGGCGAGACGTGCTCGCTGACCTAGTTTACCGGGAGCTTTAGCCGCCTTTGCCAGTTTGCCTGCGGGGATCTTCTCACCCTTCTTGACTCCCAAAGCGCTTCTAAGAGCCCCCGGCTTCTTGATGGCACCAGCGATCCAACCACCTTTCTTGTACTCGGTAACCTCATTCGGGTTATCTTTCCGCTTGATGGTCTTAGGACCGGGCATCTTTGACGGACTAATACAGCCCATGCCACGGCTAGCTCTCATCTTACTTACCTTTCTTGGCCATGCCGCCGCCGCACATCTTAATCATCGTGCCTTTGGTTTTACCCTTAACAGCAACGCCATCCTTGCTAGGAGCAGCAGTCTTAACCTTGCCCATAGCCATTCCGCCAGAAGCCATTTTCTTACACTTAGCCATATCACCACCTTCTTTAAATAAAGCCATAGCCCCGTGACGGGTTTTGGGCTTGTTTACTTTCTGACGGTCTGCGCGACCACCAGCCCTAATACTACTCATCGTCATCGTCTCTACGTCCAAACCAACCCTGTACGGTCTTGGTCTCGTAGATCCTGATAACCATCCAAACGATGGTCAGAGATGCAGAAATTGCTGGAAGAATATTCACAAGTGTCCCTACCATAGTGGCTACAGAAGCCACGTCCAATATGTACTTAGACACTTCGCTGACGTGATCTGCGTGATCCGGTGAATCCATTTTACGCTACCCTGTTTACTGTAAGAATTACAGCTGGTACCAAAGGCCCCATCACAGGGGCTGCAATATACGATACTTCCGCATGGGAATCGGTTGATCCCCACATAAGCTGGAAGTACTGCCCAGCAGAAACATTCAACATAAGGTTCCAAGCTGCCACAGTATAGGAGTTTGGTCCTTGAATAGTCACCCTAGTATTAGTTTCAGGTACATCTAAATCATCCAATCTGGCCCAGATGTAAACATCAATAGCAGAAGAACCGCCGCTATTTTTATTAAGCTGCGCCGAGAATTGGAAGTTATAAGTACCAGCCTCAGCTACGTTTACCTTGGTAGGATTACCAGATAAATCGTTGGATATTGAGATGCCATGACCGCCAATATCGGTCGTATCAAAGTGCATCGGCATGCCCGTACCGGGAGTGGCGTTAGTCAACGTAGCGTTGTTCTGGAAAACACCGTACTGCATGTTAATGCTGGCCGGACTAAGTACAGTCCATGCCGGTGCGGCTGAAGCGCTGCCTGTTCCAGTTTGGGCTAAGAACTTCTGAGTAGTCGTAGTATTACCAGAAAGTTTTGCCAGCGTATCAGTGGCTGACCCATAAAGCGTATCGCCTACAGTGTACGTAGTAATCCCAGTGCCGCCCTGAGTCGGACCAGCTGGAGTCACGTCCAACGTCTGGCTTACAAAATCAGACACCGTGGTCTGAACATTAGCGCCAGATTGGACCAATGGAACGATTTCCGTACCCGTGAGGGTAGCGGCATTGGTCATCGCTGAGATTTTTGTATCAGCCATCAGTCAGACTCCAAATAGATTTTGCTGCCATCTTCCTGCAACACGTACCCTGAGTTTTCCATCAGGATGAAATAATTCACTGCTGGGGGTACATATGGCGCGTACAGGTCAACAACACCATGATCCCCTACGTCATCGCCATAGCTGTCTACATTATTCGCGACAACACCGATAGCGAATCCATTTGATGTATTCGCAAGGTTAGCAACCCCGGTGTAGCCGACGTAAGCCATTAGGTTACACCGGCTTGAATAAGAGTTAACGTAGCCACGCCACCACCGGAATTAACCGTCAGCCGGACCTGCAAGACAGGGAACGCATAGTTACCGTCTTGATTGGTGGTTTTAGAAGCGATCGTCGGATGAGGGAACCAAGTGGACCCATCAAAAGTGTGTTCTATCGTGTAATTCACGGTGCCGCTAACGACTACACCAAACCCAATGTTGAACGGGGTTACGTAGTTATCAGCTACATATCCGATCGTGGATCCGGTACCCGTCTGTGCGAGTGTGACTGGGCGCATTATTTACCTCAGCAATTCCAAGCCCTAAGGCTTTTGTTAATTCGACTGTTCGGATCGTTAGCCGTTTTGCTTGAAGTCAGCTTTTTCTTCATCCCTGACATCCGGGCACAGAATGACTTGCGTCGGCCTGCGTCTTTCTCGGTCTTGGGATTAGGAGCGGGTGGTTTCAGATTCATGCCTTGCTTCTTGGCAGAAGCGCGACCCTTAGCGTTCAAACCGCCTTTAGGATTCTTACCTTCAGACCGCTGCCATGCTGGTGACTTAGCCATTCTTTTTCCTCGCCGCACGCATATTGTCCACGAGGTTAGGATACGGACGACCCGCTTTCTTAGCCGCAGCTTTAGCTGCTGACTTCTTGGCAGGGCTCAGTTTCTTGGGTTTGCTCAGACCCTTGGGTCTTGGCTTGTCCCATACTTCCTTCATGGACTTACTCCAAGGCTAAAGGGGGCCGAAGCCCCCTTCGTTACTTAGTTCTGGAAAGCAGTCGGAGCCGTAGCGCCGTTAGAGGCTTTCTGAACGTATACGACCGTGACCGTAGCGGCACCAGCAGTAGCCGTGGTGGTGAGCGAGCCTTCAATGATGATGTCGCTTGAACCTACGTTGAGAGCGCTAGAGGTGAGGTTAGCGCTAGCGTCATGGCGACCAGCGGTCGTAATAGTAGTAGACGTGGCGAACTCGTCTGCATTAGATGAGATACCAAACTCAACCGTGGTAGCTGCGTCAAACAGAGTAGAGGTGTCTACGAAGATATTAAGAATCTGAGAGCCAGCCGGGAGAACCGCTGCAATGAAGAGCGTACTGCCAGAACTGATCGTAGAAAACTGGGAGAGGACCATCAGACCGGTGTTGTCGATGGTATCTGCGGTTACACCCGTGGTGTAACGAGTGGTACCTGAGCGAACAGGACCTTCAAAAGTTGAAAAGGCCATTTTATACCTCGTTGCGCCTGCACCCATCCATCTTGCGCGTAGTCCGCTGGGTCGGTTGGATGAGCATTAAAACCCCAGAATTAAGTTTCTTGTACCCGCTTTATACAGAACTGTCAATCAGTTTAACGCTGTAAAAGAGGTACGATGCCTGACTTATGAATTGCCATGTCCCCAAGCGGATTTTCTTGTGCTTCTCCTTGAGGAGTAGAACCTCTTAACTGCGCCGCTTCACCCGCTCCGAATGCCCAAGGGATAGCTCTATTGAGTTTGTCCATAGCCGTGCTAAACCCGCTAGGAGCTTCGTCTTCGGGTATTTTTCCTACAGGTAACCGATCATGCAGGGTGCTTTTAAGCCAAGTATTTGGATCATCCGCGTTGGTTAGATCTGATAACTCATACCTACCTCTATCGACATTACCAAACGGGTTAGAAATACGCAGCGCGTCTTCGCTAAGCATCCTACCTCTACGGGGAAAATGCCTAGCTTCAGTTTCACCTAACGTAGCTTCATAAAAACGATGGGGGTTGTTGTAAATACGTGTCCAACGATCTAATTGGTCTTTGCTATCGGCTATCCGTTTGTCTATCTCCTCTCTAGGGATAAGTGCATACATATCTCCGTTATGGAACAGCTCGTCAGGATCAGCGCCTTTATCCAAGTTGTACGCTGTGTCTTTCAAAAATTCCATAGAATTCTGTTTAGCCCGTAGCTTTTCAAACGCTATGGCTTGAATTCTGTCAGGACTAATTCCGGGGGAAAACCCTTCTCTGTTCTGAATCCAATGCTGCCCTTCATGCAGGGTGGTTTGGAGCATATTTCCTTTAGGGCGATAGTTAATCGCCATATGTTCAGGCTCGCCCCTATAACCTTGAGCGTAATATCCCTGTGCACTGGGGTTTGAAAAATTAAAATTTCTTTTTACTGGTAGGTTGGCTAGATCTGGGTAATGCTCAAACAAGGTAGGATGCTCAAGGACATCTTTCAAAGTAGCCTGTGGTTGATTAGGTAGCTTGGACTTTACGTAGTCCATAAGCCCCATGTTCTTAAGACGAGCCCCTTGGTCAGAGAATTCAAACTTAAATTCTGGATCCAAAGGATTGGTGACAATAGGCTGCTCCATTCGAGTACTAGCCCAGATTTGCTGCGGGCTAAGTCCAGATTCTCGCAATTGCCTAGCTTTCTCGAAAACCTTCTCATTTGCTAAGCGGGAACTCGCGCCGCCGAGCATCCCAACAGTGCCAGCTGCGCCTCTTGCAAAAGGGTTTATAGCCATTCCTAGTAAGTTCGTAGCCTTTTCTAGGTTAGCGTAGTCAGGGTTGATGATCTGACCTGTATCGTCCATGTACAAACCGCCTTTATCCATCTGAGGAAACTGCTCGGCTAACCACTCAGCTCCTTTATTTATACGGTTATACGCATCGGGCCATGGATCATATGGCGCTGGACCATGAGTCATCTCACGATCTAACTGTGCTCTTCTGTACGCTTCTAAATCTCGAATACCATCAGCCATCACAATCTCCTAAAAAGAAAAGGGGGCCGAAGCCCCCTCGTCTCGACCGGGAAAACTCCCAATCCTTACGCTTAGTTAGCGCCCGGAGAACCGAAGATTCCCATCGGATCGGACCAACCAAAGCTGTAACGCTCACGAGCCTTATAACGTACGTTACCCGTGTCAAAATCACCGTCCATGGACTGTGAAAGCGGGATACGCACGAAGTGCTTGAGACCGTTCGGTACATCAGTGGTCAGGAACCATGCGTTCGGGTCGGTCAGGAAGTGGTTAATGGTATAACCTTCCGGAACAACACCGTTGTTCTTGATCGCGTTGATGTCGTTGTTGTTGGTACCAACGCGGAGCTCGGTTTCGAGCAGGCGGGTAGCAACAAACTGGAGCTGCGGAGGAACAACCAGCTTACGTGGCTTAGCTGCAATCAGCATGCCACGCTCGTCAGTCCACAGGGAGATCTGAATTACTGCCGCTTCGAGAGAGGTTTCGTTCAGGTCAGCCGGGGTAGACGGGGTGTTGCTGTTTGAGCCACCACTAACCAGCGGGTGAGCCGTAGAGAACAGAGAGACGCCATCGCCACCGGTGTAGGTGGAGTTGAAGCCGTTGTTCAGTACGCTAGCAGCCTTAACCTGCTTGGTGTAAGCCATACCACGAGCCAGAGACTTCGTATAACGGCCTGACAGGCTGTCATACAGGTTATCTTCGATCGCCTCTTCGGTGATCGCAAAACCCATCGCGATGGTTTCGTGGTTGTAGCGAGCGGTCCATGCTTCCTGTGCGTTGTCGTACGAGATCGCCTGACCTTCGTTTTTGACTGGTGCAGCTGAGAAGCCTGACAGCTTGGTTTCTTCTTCGAAAGAACGCTCAGAAGATTCAGTTTCGTAAA